GATGGCACCACAGCATCCTCAACAGCAGGATCAAGCGGTGCCGGTGGGTCGATCACTTGGATGTAAACCTCAGCCGGGATGGTTGAATCCGTCGCGCGGCCGGCATCAGCGTCGCAGCTGGGGCCGGTCTTGGTGGTATCCACCAGGCCAGCTGTATAGGGAACATTGGCCACCGCAACTGCCACGATGCTTCTTCCCAGCGTATCTACTGGATGGTGGATGCACTCGTAGCTCACCACACCTTCCAGCGATTTGCCCATGGTGACCACCTCATAGAGGAAGTCATGCACAGCTTCGCCAACGCCTACCGATGCGCGCGGCAGCTTGACGCGCACGAGGTCGCCAACGCTCACGCTGACGTTGTGCGCCTGGGGCCTTGCCTTGAACGTGACTGAGTGGGTGATGTTCACGCGGCTGGCCAACAGGTAGGCGCCAAACCTGGCAGCGTGCATCCCGCTGGTGCAGAACTCGCTGAGGTCATGCGTTTCGATTGATAGGTTCGTGCGTGCGGTGTCGGAGTAACGCAGCTCCACGGTGCGGATGATGCCGATGTCATCTTCTGCCTGCTGGCGCCACATCACCTGCGCTACAAACGGCTGCCGCTGCGTCAGGTCGCTGTATTCAATGCGGAACGAATCCAACAGGATTGTATCCTCATCAAACTGATACACCGCCACTGAGCTGGTGGTGTTGACTGAACCATCCTCCAGCGTTGGCACCAGCGGCTTCAAGCCGCGTTTGCCTTGCACGCGGCTGGCACGCACCAGGAAGTAAGGCGCCCACTTCGTGATCAGCTCCTCGTAGTTGATGCTTTCCTTCAGCACGCAGTCACACTTCAAACCATTGGCGCTGAGGAATCGCGCGACCGTGGTCAGGCCTGCTGTATCAATCAGGTTGGCATTTAATCCGCCGATGTTGGCAAGCAGCCAGTTGGTCAGGTCTGCGAAGTTATCGCTGGGGCCAAAGGCCTGATCTGCCAACCGCTGCACATACATGCCGCCGCGAATGAACAGATGCACCTGCCGGTCCCACAGCGTTGAGCCATCAGCCACCTGCCGCGAGAAGCTGAGCGTTGAGATGCCTGGGTAGCTGCCAATGCTGCCGCAGTTCTGCGGGCAGTTTGGCAGCGTGTAGCCACTGCGCTGCACAATGGCATTTTCTGGGATCCAATCACCGGCGCGACGGTTGAAGGTTTGGGTGTGGCTGCCATGGCGGCAACCGCCGGAGAACACATCACGCACCGGAATCGAATCCATCAATCCCTCGCCCAAGACCAGCAAGTAGAACGCTGTGACTTGATTGGTGGCGCTGTTCACAAATCGCGCTTCAGTGGCGCTGGGGCTGATCAACACACCGCCAACACCGGCCACCTGGCGGCAGAAGACGATCGGCACCACATCACCCAGGCTGGCAGCTTGCTGTGCCACATCCAGCGGCCTGGTCACCGCCGCCGGTGGCGACGTGGCAGGTGGTGGCACGATGCCGGTCTGAATGCTCATGACCGGCGCTGGGTTCAAGTCCTGCGCAAAGAACGGAATGTCAAGCGCTTTACCTCCACCGGTAGGCGCGGCTGATGGAGTGCTGCGCGTCATGGCCGGAACCCAGTGCCCATGATCGCGCTGGTCAGCGTGCGTGGTGGCACCTGAGCGCCAACAGCGGCAACAGGTGCGCCGAGGGTCATGGTCAAGTTGGTCAGGCTGCCACCGCCGCCCACCACCTGACCGGTGTATGACGCGATCAGCTCCTGCCCTGTCTGCGGGACATCGTTGCCGTTGAGCGCATCGAACTGATAGGTGGTCAGATCCACCAGGTAGGCATTCTGAAGTGCTGCTTCAAATGCCGCCACCACAATGCCGGTTGCAGGCGCTGTGATGCTGATGTCAGATTCAACGCCGCTGGCGCCTTCTGTAAAGCCCTGCGCTGTGAATGCAACGCTGAGCCAGAGATCACCATTGAGCAGCACGGCCTTGCTGTAGTAGCTCTGCCAACGGTTGATGGTGACACCAGCGGCTGAGTAAATCCGAAGGTACTGGGCTTGCGCGCGTGCCATTAGGACAGCCCCAACTGAATCCGCGTCGCCGGATTGCGCAGGCTATCAAATACAGAACGCACGGCCGTCCGCAGGCCAGCTTCAAACTCATCAATCGTGACAAACCTCTGGTTGTCAAATTGAATCACGGGGCCAGTAGTGATCTGAATTATGGGCTCAACGTCAAACGTATTGGTCTGATGAATAGCAAGTTGCTTTGGTTCATTGCCGACTAGCAAGTTTTTATTGGGAGCACTGCCGGTTAAGCCGAGATTGGTGATTTGTTCCTCTAGTCGCTTAAAGCTTTCCCGAGCAATGTCGCTTCCTGTGGATGGTTGCAGGCTGCGCAGCCAGGCGCTGTTGAGAAGCTTTCGCCACGAAAGCTCAGCGTTGTACTGCGCAAAATCTTTCAGCCTTGACTCTGGCAGGATAAATTCACTCTGGCCCCCTTCACCCACCATTGCGATGGTGGGTCTTGTGACCAAACCACCTTCAGCAAATGCTGGAACTTTGATAGGTGTCAACAGTGGCAGCAATCGCAAGCCAAGGAATGGGATTTGCCTCAACCCTTTAAGGATGTTGTTCAGTGCTGCAATCCAGTTATTGAACAGCTCTGCACCAAAGCGAAACGCACCGGCGATGATGCCGCGAACGACGCCGGTGACTGCACCAAACACTGTGACGACGGCTCCTTTTACTTTGCCGAACACTCCTGTCACAAAGCCCGCGGCTTTTTCCCAGTTGCTGCGCCACCACTTGAAGTAGTTCTGAATTGGCTTTTTCAGGATGTTGTTCACAAAGCCATCCCATCCTTTCTTAAACACACTGCCAAGCCAGGTGATGAACTTGCCCAGCGGCTCGCGGAATGCGATGGCCATCGCCACCACCGCCGCCACGGCCAGCACCGTCCAGCCGACAGGGCCAGAGAAGAACGCCAGCAGCGCTGGCAGCACGGTGCCGCTCAGGAAGGCCAGCAGGCCGGTGAATGCAGCACTGATGACGCCCATCGCGGGGCCAAGAGCAGCTGCCCAGCTGGCGATGGTGGCGCCAAGCTTGAGTGCCATCAGGAATCTGCCTGCCATGAGCACACCGTTGATCACCTGCACCAGCGGCCCAAGCGCGATCACCAGGCCGCCAACGGCTCCGATGGTGCCTTGCATCCAATCCGGCAGGCTGCTGAAACCAGTGGCCAGCGAGATGACCAGATCTGTGATTGTGTTGAGTGCTGGCATCAATGCAGTGCCAAGCTTCACGCTGAGCTCAAGCAGCTTGGTCTGAAGCACCACCAGCTTGTCATTGGCTTCATCAGCACCTTTGGCAAACTTGGTTGTCATGGTGATGCCAAGGCTTTCTACTGCTTGACGGCCACCATTAAGCAGTGGAATCATGTCCGCGCCAGACTTGCCAAATAGCTGGATGGCAAGCGTTGTTTTTTTGGCGTCATCTGGCATGGCCTTGAACTTGTCGGCTACTTCGAGCATCACCTCATCAGTGCTTTTCATCTTGCCGCTGGTATCCACCGCACTCAATCCAAGCGCTGCTAGAGCCTTCGCCACACCTTTCGGCCCTTCAGCCAGTTCCTTCAAGGACTCGATTTGTTCTTTGCTTGATTGCTTGATCAGCTTCACCTGGCCATCAGCGTGCTCCTTAGTCAGGTTCTTCTCTGTATTGATTCGGGCCTTGATCTGTTCTTCTTCGGCACGCTTGCGCTCTTCAAGCGCATCTTCCTGTTGCTGCTGCGCATCACGAAACTGCCGCGTGCGTTGCGTCTGCTGCTGCTGGTAGCCACGATCCAACGCCTTCAGCACACTGTCTTCCTCGTCGCGCAATGCTTGCAGCTTTGCTTCCTTCTGCTGGTCAGTCAGATACTTATCATCCTTAATTGCCTTGGCACGCGCATCAAACTGACGCTTTATTGCGCGTTCTTCCTGCTGTTGTCTATCTTTTGCTGCATCGGCTTCCTGTCTTGATTGATCATCAAACGAATCACCCAGCAGTCTTGCTTCTGCTTTGTATCGCTTGTTGATTTCACGCAGTCGATCGTCTGATTCCTTTTCAAGTGCCGCCAGCCGCTTGTCGGCAGCATCCTGGACCGCCTGAACCTGACGATCCTCGCCATCTTCTACCGCCTGCGTCGCATCCTGCAGCGCCTGCTCAGCTGTTTGCCCATACTCATCAGTAGCCGTGCCAGCTGCAACCATGCCGCGGGCCAGCTTGACCATCGCGCCACCCACTGCATCGATCGTGGTGCCGCTCATCTTGGCCGCTTGGTCGAACTGACTCAAGCGCTCAACACTCACACCTGTCTTCTGCGACAGGTCATTCATGTTGTCCGCTGCATCAATGGCACCCTTGGCCATGGCCGCCAGGCCAACGCCGCTCACCAATGGCACCAGGCTGCCCAGCGCGCCGCTCAGGCCGCCGGCGCTCTTGAGCATTCCACCGAGGCCGCTGCTGGCATCCTCTGCACCTTTCTTGAGGCCACCCATACCCCTGGCGAGAGACGTCAGTCCTTCTTCGCCAGTCACCATGGCCTTGATCTTCAGCAGCGCTTCCATGACGGCCATCAGCGCTTCTCCAACTGCTTGTTGATCTGCGCCCTGGCGTGCAGTTCCATCACCTGCAAATCCTCCAGCACTACGGCCGGGTCGCTGATCTTATACAGGCTAGCAAGCTGCAGCACCACGCCATAGTCCAGACCGATCACGCCATTGCTGGTAGGGCGCCACTGCGTCATGCAGCGCAGGAACAGATCGACCACCTCAGCATGTTCAGGCCACAGCTTGAAATGCTGCGGCGCAAACATAGCCTCCGGCAGCTCGATGCCATACTCTGCTGCGTCAGCCAGCAGGTCATCGTTTGCCTTCTCGCCGCGGAATAGGTGATCCACGGCGCCAGTCAGTTTTTTGCCTTGGCCTTCTCCACGCTTTCGATGTAGGTCTGCACCAACATCTCAGCAACAGTGGCCACCTCCAGCAGCTGCGCCTTCGTCTCCTCGGAGTACGGGATCTGCGTGGTGTTGTCGGCCTCGAAGATGCCGCTCCAACCCACCAGGATCTCGCTGGCAATCTCCCTGGTGGGGATCCGATCAATCAGGTCGTCATTCTTGACGGCATGGCGCAGCTGCTGGAAGTTGATTGCAAGATCCTCCAGCCTGCTTTGCGGCAGCCGCTTGAAGACTGCCTCGAACGTATGCGTGCGGTAGCGGCCGTTGTCTACCTGCTCCCGAATCGTGATCGGCCAGGAGAAGGTCGGCGTTTGCTCAAGGATGAAACCCATCAGGTCAGCGCAATGGAAACTTCATCGTTACCGCTGCT